GCACCAATTTCCCTCTCCTTTACAGTATTATTGTAAGTTTGATTATCACCAAGTATATGTCCAATCTCATGCAAAGCAGACACATAATATCCCGTGTTTTTTGTCGGTCTAATATGGATATGCTTTTTTGTAACATCAGCATAATAGTTTGGTACTTCAGCATCAAGTCTTTGATAGCTAACAGTTATATGATTAACTGCACACAACTCTTGTATGTGCAATGCCATATCAATTCTTTTAACTAATATTGTCATATGCCTGCTCCTCTCTTTTGACTTCATCACGAACATATTCTTCCCAATGCTCACCATGATCTTTTTTAATTTTTGTGATAGCCTGCTCATTTGTCATGCCATCGATATTGAGGTATGAATAAAACTCTTCCATCACACCTTGCAACTGATGTTTATATGCAGTCATTTATGAGTTCTCCCATTCGTTTATTTGTTTAAGTAAATACTCGGCATACTCATTTCTGCCCTCAAACAAAGCATCTTGAAAACTGTCTTCATAACCAGATTTTAAATACTGCTTATATTCTCTAGTTTCATAAGCAATATGCTTTTTGATTTTATTGACGATTGATTTATACTTATCCATATCATCTACATCTTTTTGATCTAGCAATGATATTCCATTTTTTAGTTTAACCACTGTCATCTACTTGCTCCTTTAAAAATGATAGTTATTGATATTGTTACATTGCATTGATTGCATAGTCAACTGCTTTTTTGCAAATTATAATCATTAATCTTTTGACCATGCTCTTTACTGCCTGCCTCACATTGATCTACCCAAACCTTTTTGGTGACATTGCCTTGCTTATCACGATAACGTCTCCAATGCCCACGTCTCATATGCCACTTCTTTGGAGTGCCTTGACCCGTGAATATCTTTTCATAAACAGTCTTACCTCTAGGCTTGGGCAATTCTATATTTAAAAGGCTATATTCATTCGTAGGGACACTTCTTCCAAATCTAACGTGCTTTACCTTATGACTTGCAGGTTTCTGTGTCTCCTTGACGATTAAATCGTAATTAAGTATGGAAAGCACACTAATGATAAACCTAACGTCACCACCTTGGATCAACTGCAAATGAGTTTTAGAGATTTCTTCCATCTCTTCATTGCTCCAACCTTCTAAAAATTTATGCTTTGGAATAAGCCAATGCATGGCTCTACTTTGCACAGTCGTAAACCTCGAATAAATATCAAGCATCAACTTATATTCTTCACGATTATTGTCCAATGACTTTGCTCTAAACAACTTATCATTGTCTTTAAAGTGTGCCAAAGAATATGGATGTCCAATAATCTTAATACTTTGATGTGCAGTTTCCTTAGTAAAATTTTCTGCATCCATCATATAACTTCTGTAATCAGAAGTAAGTTCTCTTGATGCTTGCTCTTTTAACACATAATTAGAATAAGCAATATTCATATTCCATTCTTCTTCGTTACGAACAACTGAAGATAATGGAGAACAAAACCACTTACCATCAATCATGCACCACATATCGTACATATACCAACTATCCCCACTAGGATGTTCATACTCATATATATGATAACCTATACGATCTAGATAATCTTTAGGTTCCTCAATCTTGCCCACATACTGTGGCAAATATTTATGATAAAGATTTTTTAAAAGATGAACACGATAATGTTCATCCCATTCTATAAACATATTTTTAAATGGTGGTATTGCAGTTTTAATCATCTCAAGCAATACATGAGGTTTAGACATAGATGCCTCACCTGCATGATCAATTAGCTGATTAGAAACTTTAAACTTTTGAGCATTGACAAACATAGATTGAGTTTCTCTTATCTTACCCTCGGCAATAGACCCACCTTGATATTTTGCCATAGCCCTTTTAGGTTGAGCCATAGCACCAATAATTTCACTTGCCATCAATGGCTTATCATTTATTTCCATTTTGTATTGGCTCCCTTTGCAATCAACATTGCATCCCCTGCAATAACGTCTGTCATGCCATAACTAGCCACAAAGTGCATGGTAGCAGGTTTATTAACTTCCTTACCTTTAAGCTTACCCTCTTCATCAATAAGCAAAGTATCTCCATTATTCAAACGTACACATTCAACCCAACCACCAACAAACTCTTGAGCATCCTCTAAAGTTGGCTGATCTTTTTTATTCCATATAATTTTAAACTTCATCTACTTGCTCCCATTATGATAGTTCATAATAGTTGTATATGGTATTCATTACATACAAGTCAAGTATAAAAATAATTTTTTTTACAAATCACTTAAAATATTTCTGGAAAATACATATGTAGAATTTTTTCTGACTCGACCAAAATCCTGTTCTTGTGCAGCTCTGGGATCGTCCTCGAATAATTGTTCGGACTCATCTTCACCTTTGCGTTGTCTTTTCTTGCCTTCTTTCAGCAATTTTTTGGTCAAAGCACGAAGCTCATTATAGTTTTGTGTGGCTGATTTACTCTTACCAGCCATCAGACATTATCTGTGGCTGTTGTTGCTTCGTACTCTCCAGTTGACATTACACCTTCTGTTGTACCAAGCCATTTCCGACCACCAGAAGCAGTAAAAGAATACTTTCCGATACGTGCTTCTTGTATAAGTTCCCGAACAATTCCGTCAATGCTTCGTTGTGTTAAGTTGTTCAAGACCTGTGGTGCATCACGATCTGACGTTAATCTCTGCGTAATAGCATCTGCTCCTGACTGTTGAGTCAAAGCTCTACCCTCCCGTTCACACGTTGCAATCCAAGCATACAGGGCATCTTTCTTAATCTGACGATTAGTTCCAGAATGTAATCTTTTAATCTCTTCAGTTCTATCCTCCAGTAATCCAGAAAAACCATCTCTAATAAAGTTTCTAATATCTCTGTTTGCAGGTCCGTTTGATTTGACTACTGCTCCATCAAAGCATTTATTTCTCTGATATTCAACACCTATATCCATACAACGTCTACGACCAGTAGCTTCATCGACTTGCCACAGTGCAAAAGCACACCTCACACCATCTACCAGTGCTGACGTACCTCTGATAAGTAACCTTGCTTGTTCAGGAGTATTTATGATTGTATCATCTTTAATCTTAGTCATATGGTGACACATAACTACAGAAGCTCCAGTTTCAGTTCCGATCTGTGCCAAAAGACCAGTCAAGGCAGCTCCTGCTGCTGGATCAGAATTTACATCAGCATGGACAAAAGATGCCAACGGATCAAAGATAATCAGTTTTAAATCATTCATTTGCAGAATTTGTTCGTAAAGTTTATCAAACTCATCACTGGTGCCATAACCATCTCTTGTGTCCTGAAGTATTGGAAATACACCACCGACATTTGGTAATGAGACTACACGAAGCTCATGCTGGTACGAAAATCTCAAATTGTTCGGATCCAGACGCTCAATTCTCCTGTGCATTTCTGACTCATCATCCTCTGCTGTAAAGATCACAACATTGCCAAACTCACCTATTGTACTACCAAAACTCTCTGCTAAAGGCTGACCCGATGCTACTTTCATACCAAGATCCAGTGTCATCATACCTTTACCTGCATCACCTGCCGCAGAAAATATTATAGGCACAGCCAATGGAAATGTGCCATCGACTAAGAACTTTTGTTCGGGTGCTTTTCCGTCAAACCTGCTGACCAGTAAACTATCGTCCAGTAAATTTATGTTACGTTTAGTATGCTTGACTGTTGTGTTTAAGAAGTGTTGTACATCAAAACTTTCCGATATGGCATCAACTGCATCCCAACCCTCTGGTTTACCTCGTGGTGGAGTTAATGTTGTAACAGATTTGGCTCCTGCATTAAGTGCCAGTTCTTGCACCAGTTCAGCAACCTTGCGACCTGCATTGTCATTGTCACCCCATATAATTAATTCTTTGTCCTGCAAAGGACTAAAGTCAAAACGACTGGCTGACTTACGAGATAACATTCCTGCACCACCCATAGTACAGGTTGTTGTGTATCCTAATTCATTAAGTGCATCAGCACATTTCTCACCCTCTACCCATATAACTTTCTCAGAAGCAATTATGTTTGGTATATTATACAAAGGTCTTACATCAGGTATCTTTGGATATGGTGAGTCTGTAAATTGCCTAAACTCTTTCTTTGGCTTACCATGACTGTCCATAAGAGGATTGCCTGCATTGTCTTTCATGTTGTATCTTCTGACACGACACAGGATTTCACCATCACCAGACAGGTATAAATGTTCGGAGTCAAATGGTGTATTGACATCAATAGCTCTTTTAAATGTCACACTCAGTTCTTGTGGTATATCTTGTTCAACTGGTGGAGGAGCATTATTATCCAGATAGTTTCCGAACAATTCTTTGATCTCAGGAAGGCGCATACCTCTACCTTCCATTAATATCTTCACTATACCACCGACACCTTGTGATCCGTTGAAATCCGATCCCTTCATAAAATATGGTGAGTTCGGGTTTATATCTATCTTTAATGATTTGCCCGATTCTCCGTCCAGTGACCCGATTGTAAATACGTCACCCCGAACAATTCCTTGTGGATAAGTATCTCGTAATGTACTTATCTGGACACTGGCTGGTACTCTTTGACTAATCAAACTGACCAGTTCATTGGCTGACATATCCCTATTCTTATTGCCAATTTTTATAATGTTCATTATACTATCCTCACTTCATTGGCTGAAGTATATGAGGGGGATGCTACCTTCTCCCTCATATTTAAACACTCCAACAACTATCTTGAAACTCACAAAACTTACAAGCAAAATAATCACGAGACTGTGCTAATCTTGGCAACATCTCATTTGCTTTTGTGGCTTCTAATATTAATACAGCCTTATCACTAACCTCTTGTGCCAAAGCTTTGTTAAAAGGTATAAGCTCATAATATATCTCACTTGTATTTTTATTTAATACTGTAAACAAACACGGATTGTCTGTTAATTGCATATAAGCTTGATACAAAGCAACCTGTGCTGCATATACAGGATTTGCTATTGATACACCTTTATTTTGAAACTCTCTAAACTTTTTATCATTGGCTGACTTACATTCCCAAAGCATAGGATACTGTGTCTCCAAAGGTCCGTCACATATGACACCATCTATATGTCCCTTGATCTGACCTTCTGCTATGCTAAAACCAAATTGTTCGCCATTCTTGTCCTCCACTCGTAGATCAAAGCCAGCTTGTCTAAGCCATCCAGCTACACTAAATTCTATCTCGTGACCAAACTGAAATATACG